CTGCGGAGCAATTTAGAAATTTTAAATCTGCTATTGAAGTCATCTAGGTCATTGTTCTTATAAGCAATAACTGCATTTCTGATGGCATCTTTTACGCCATCAGAGGAAGCCGTTGTTTTTGTTGGATCATAATATGCTTCAATATAAACATTAAGATAATTGTAGTCAACATCAACAAATTCTGGAACAACAGTTACAACAGAAATTGGTTTGATGATATTGTTAATAACGTATAATTTTTCGACTTCCGTTACATCATATCCACTAGTTGGTTTAGCAGCAACGAACACCTTACCAAAAATTGGAGGAACGTTTTCTTCACCACCCCAAACATTGACTGATTGGAAATATGGATATTTCTTATTGATCAATGCGATAAGGTCGTTCTTTGTCACGCCACGATTGTTTGATGTATACGCCTTTGGCGCGGTGCGACGAATTGATCCAATTGTTTCTTGGTTTGCGCCACCACTGGCTGGCGATAGCGGGAAGATAACATGATTGCTCAACCCACCTACTGATTCGATTAAACTAAATGAATTTGCTTTATTCGCAGCAGCACCATTTGTACGAATGTATGTTACAATTACAAGATTTCCATTCGTCAACGACTTGCCGATAACACCATCACCAAAGTATAGTTTATACTTACCATTGCGGCTTTCTTCCAAATAATACACTGCGGAATTTTGAGAAACTTCAGTAGCATCTATTGCAAGAACATATTTTTCCGAACGCAAACTTGTTGAAGATTCTTGTACAATCACTTCCATTGTACTGGTATCAACTCCATCGTCAGGAAGTTCAAACGATTGTTCTGGATTATTTGTAGCGTCGTACGAAAATGTATATGTTAGAGGTTGACCTTCCTTGATGTAGACATTATCAAAACAAAAACGTCCGCACGTTGGGTCATATGTTCCGACTTGCGCGCTTGGGTTAACAAAAACGTATGAGACAGAATCAATTGGGGCGCACTGAAATTTTGTATACTTCGGTAGAGTTAAAGTCGTGGTTGTATTTCCAACTGGACGAGTAATCTGAAGATTAATTTTTGCTCTAGGCGAGGTTGCAGAAACTGGGGTGTACCCCAACATCTTAGAATGAGAAACGACAGAATCGCGGAGAAGTGCCGTATCAAAGAACATTTCGTTGGCAATCATATTATTATAGAATGCCATATAATGCGTATTATACGCTAGAATGTCCAATAGGACGTTAATACCTGCAGCCTCAAAATCAAAGTCTGTAAATTCAGACTGATCTTTTAAAAAGTTCTTGAGGTTATTTTTAATCTCGTTGAAATTTAATTCAGTGATTACGAGTTTTTGATCTGTATTCGCCATTATCTAACCTTTTCTAGAAACATGGTGACCGTTACTGGAGCATCTACGTTATTAATATAAAAACGAAGTGTTATTGCATAACGATTTTCTTCTGGCTGAGCCTCGACCTTAATAGCATCTACTCCGACACGAGGCTCAAAATTAGTGATAGCAAGTTCGATTTCTGTTCTTAAGACATTTGCCGTAATAAACGATACATCTTCAAATAATAGACTTCGAATTCGAGAACCATAATTTGGCTGAAATGGCTTTTCATACAAATTAGTAAGGAGTAGATTTTTTAATGCACCGATAATAGCAGCGTTTCCAGTGCGTTTGACGACTTCTGTCGTCACTGGATGCGCGGTAAAATTTAGATCTAAATCTTTATATGTACGGACGTTAAGTGCCATTAATCTTCTCGTTTTTGCTTATTTAGCATGGCTGGGTGCATGGGTCGACGGTCTTAGCAGGTAGGGCACCATCAGCATCACCATCCAATTCAATATCTCCAAGCCCACCACCAGTCTGACTTCTCTCTGGGACAAATAGAGCAGCATTTGGGTCAATGAAATCATCAACATTGGTGTCAGTTACAGTACCTGTATCAACATCAACTGTTGGATAATCGACCGTCTTATACTCAGCATCTGCGTCGTCTAATAATGTTATTAGATCAGATTCGGTTGCATCACAGCCCTGTCGAGTTGGATTTGGGATAGTGATGAGTTGTAGGTAATCGTCAGAACTTGTATTTGGGCTTTCTGGGTCATCGCCCTTCTTTTTCTTAGAGCAAGAGGTCTGGAAGAGTTTTAATAATCCTTGCAATAGACCCTTAATAGCATTGAATGAAGCGATATCTTGATTTACACTATCCATCAATCGGTTCTTCATGTCATCAATTTCTTGAGTTCGCTGCTCAAGATACGACACCAACTCTCCATCCGAAAGGTGTCGAATTGCATCGTCTTGTAGGTCGTCGATTAGAGATTGTACTGTTCGTGAGACCGCTCTCATGAGTTCTGGTTTTTGCAACGATTGCGTTACATGGACTGGCTTATATGCATCCACTTGCATAGTTTCGCCATTCGCAGCCATAAATCTAGTCGTCAATCCATTAATATAGTTCTCACCAAATGCAGAAGTCATCGTATCTGCTGCATCAAAGGTAGCAAGAATATCGTCTGGGTTCATTGTGTCAGTCAGTCTAAAAACGGCTTCTTCCTTGATCACCTTATAGATCATCTCATCAGATAGTAGCCGTAGTGGTGCATCAACTACTATCTCAGTATCAGTCACAGAGATAACGTTGAATTCTTGTTCATCATAGTAGACCTTATTTCCTGCGCTAATGTTAGCAGTAAATGTAGTCCCCTGTCCGTAAATAACATTTCCTAGGCACTCACTATTAGCACAGAAAGCAGTAGTTTTATAGAGCAGCGCATTAGTATTTGAAGTTGTGAAGTTAGAATTTACTGTGAATCCGACTTCAGTGTATAGAGTTGATCCAGAAGCATTATCGCGAAATGTACTGTATACAGTCAAATAATCGCCATATGCATTGATAGACTCAATCTGTTTGATCTCATTATTAACCTTGATGTACATATCTGGACCGAGTTTTAGAGATCCAGTCCCAAGAGAAATGTTTGCCAAGTTTAATGATGCAACTGATGATGTTGTGACATTATAATCATCAGCAGTAACTGAAACTGTGCCACCAGCAACGCTGTTATATGATAATCCAGTAACGACTTTAATTTGAGTATTGATTGTTAATGTATCGCCGACATTAATCGACGGATATGTGCTCTGAGAAAGGTTAGCGTATGCAACATTAGAACCAGAGGCAACATTTACTGTTCCATTAGAGACTAGCACCTTTCCGTAAATAGTATCCAGCGTCAAATACTTGTCATCAGTTTGTACACCAGAAAGTGCATTTGTGTGATTTTTAAATGTTTGCACTGAGTCATATAGAGTATTGCCGAGCATACTCCAATCGTTCAGCGTCATACCCATCATTTTATTATTTGCATCGTTAGCATATGCAGTTACGCTACCGATTCGATCTAATAGTGCCTGTCTAGCAGTTGCAACAGAGCCAGTCTTAGCAAACAATCCAGGAAGTGCGGTTTGAAGTTTCGCAAAACCATTTGCAGTTAGTGTGTCAAGTCTTTCCACTGCATTCTTTAATGGTTTATCGACGTATCTGTCTAAAGCGTTATGGAACTCAGCCTTCAGTGCGCTGAGCGCAGACTTCCCGTCTTTGATGGCTTGTTTAATGTCCTCAATAATCTTCTTAAGAGATTCAGGAGGAAATTTTCCGATTTTTGCAAATGGAATGGGTGCTCCCGTGAAGGTGATAGCAATCGCTTGTAGAAGTGGCAAGCCACCAATCAAGCAAAGAATCCATTTGATAACGCTGCTTAAACTTAGTGCGACACGTACTCCTCTAATTGGAGTTGTTTAGCGGGATAATTTATTTTCACGAGAAACTCATAATCCTTTTTTGAAATTGATTTTTGCTCTCGCAACTTCTTCATTATTTCTTCAAGTTGAAATATGTCTTTAGGTCGAAAGCACATTTATTTAGCCTTACGGTAACTGAGGTACTTGAGAGGTCAATGTGTCAACAGCACCACTTATTGCGGCATTTGCCATCGCATCGTTGTTCACTGTTGTAATATTCAATGCATTAGTTTCCGTCTTTGATGCCTTATAATCAAGAGTGCCGACTCTTGTTTTTTCAAGATAACTCAACCCATCTGTCTTTTCTTTCACGGTTGTTGGCGTAGTTTTCTTAAACTGCGGAGTTGGCACCTTATATTTTCCTGCAGTTTTAGCGTTATCTGGTGTTGCTGGTGTAACTGATACTTGCGGAAGAATTGCAGTTACAACGCTATCGAGAGAAGATCGAAGTGTGCTGATAAAGAAGTTTGGTCCAGCAATTTTAACGCCGCAATTGAGAAGCGAGGTTTCTTGAATATCAGATACATCGCCACCTGGTGCTTTCTTTAGTGCTGCCTTAACTGCTGCAGTCACTGGGTTGAAAGATCCTTGTACTGTCGTTAGTCCACCAGAACCATGAACCGCACCACTTCCGCCATAAGTCCTCAATAGACCCTCTGTACGAATTTCAGTTCCAGACGCGCCATAGATCTTTGTCTTACCAGTTCCGTTAATATCAATACTTTGGCCAGTAATCTTGACATCTTTACCTTTAATGTTAATATTTCCAGCAGACTCAAAATCAATACCATCGCACTGAATAATCAATTTACCATTGATGCGCAAGTACATATCTGATTGTACAGTTTCATCTTTAACGCCAGCCACATATGATTTGTGGTTTCCCATCGTCACATCATATTTGTGATTGAACGTCTTTTGCTTCACAGAACCAGACGGCAAAAATTCAAGAGTTGATCCAGTTCTATGTGATAACTGCACCCGCTCATATCCTTGCGTGTCATCCATCTCAAACGCATGCCCCGATTCCGTTTCAGTTGCATGATTGTATGGATACTTTGGATTAAACGAAGGGAATGGTTCATCCCAAACAGTTTGAACACGTGAACTAGATGATGACAAAATAGGGTCTGGTTTTGCGCTCTTAATATACACCACACGGTTTTTGCGCTGAAAATCAATTGAGGTATTTGCAATTGATGCGCTTCTTGGTCCTAATGATGATCCATCTTCGCCTTCTACTCTATCTGGGCGCGATAGGCGAGTAACTGTGGGCTCGTCGAATACGTTGGGATTTCTTTTTGGAACATCAGAAGTTAAAATTGGACCAGCAGCATTTGCAGTGACCTTAGAACTTTTTAGTTTCTTTGGGAAAAATGGACTGGCTGCTTTTTGTGCATCAGTGTATGGATCTGTGAATCCATCAGTTGGTGGATTGATACCCTCAGGAATTCCTGGGACACTTCCCATAATAATTGGAAAGCGCGCATCTTTTCCATCGGCAAAAAAGCCAAATACCATTGTGCCTTCTGCTGGCGGCTGAACCGCCTTTAATCCATAAGGTACAACTGGATGAGCCCACGGAAGATCTTCTGTTTTAATTTGATTTTTATCTTCTGAATGCCAACCAAAGCAACGCACCTGGCATCGTCCAGTTTCTAGTGGATCGGCTCTATTTTCGACAACGCCAAACCACCAGACGAAGTTACTCAACCCCATGAAATTACTTTCGTTGATCATAATCCTCTAACCTTTTTGTATTCTGTACGAGTTCCAGTTACAAAATCGAGTGAAGATGCTAATGAATTCTTACTTAATCCTAAGATAGTTTGATGACCACCAGATGGCGTGATGACGTGTTTCACGTTTGTAATTAGATATTTGCCAGAATGATATGGGTCTAACACACGCTCAGAAGAACCATTTCTTGCAAATGCAGGTAAATCAAAATTAATAATAAAGCCAACAGAAAACATAGCGTTCCCTGGAACAATTGCTTCAATAGAAACATTCTTTAGCATGTTTAGTTGGCTTTGTCGCTGTAGTAATGTGCGTTCTACATTTGTGTTATTGCTTCTAAATGCTTTAGAAAGAGCGCGTGCGGTATTTGTTAGATCTTTATTGGTAATAAAGAAATTCACAGAAGAATCATATTGAGTTAGTAGTGGCTTCTCGTTTCTATTTGGAGCATTATTGATCGGTAGATTACCACCATCTAGAAAATTAGACTTGTCCATTTTTCCAGCAGTATAATCGTACTTCTCATATTTTTGTCTTAGTAAGTCGAGCGTATATAATCTACCAGAATATGTTAGATTTTGCGTTGTCTTCATAATGTCAAAACTTTTATTAAACTTAAAGTTTGAAATTTGATTTGCATTCTTAAATGCTGCGGTTTGTTCGCCTTCTGTTAACTTTGCATTACTGTAGTTCAATGTTACTAGTGGTTCTCTATTGAATAGAGTTGCTAGTGAGATAAAATTAAATCCTGTTCTATTTTCAAAAAAGAGAAATGTAGACTCAGTGTCGTCAAAGGCATATTGACTTAAAAACTGAATCGCTTCTAAAGGATGCATTCTTGGAACGACAATATCTTGAATACCTAAAGAAATATCAAAATTATTCAACAAATCAAGTTTACTTCGATTAATTTTTAAATCAGATGAGCAAATTGCGTAAACGTAGTTGTTAATTGTTCTGCCTGTAAATGCTCTAGAAATTGTTTGCTGATTAGAAAAGACCCACTCCTCAGAACAAAAATATAACACATACTCTTGACCTTGTGACTTGGAAGGTTTTCTCTCGCCAGCCTTATAAATTCTGAATGACCTTTTAAATCTACTGTTCTCAGTATCGTTTGGTCTATGGAATGAAATATAGATGTATTCTTGACCATGTAACTCTAGTTGAGAATATAGGTCGATATTATCAATGATTTGAATTGAACCTGTGATTACTGGTGCTTCAATATCTTCATAAATTACAAGAAGATTGAATTTGTCGGTAATCGTCTCAACCCTTCCCATTGAATTAACAATGGTAATGGAATCAATGATTATATCACGAGTTGTTGAATTCTTATTAGCCATTCAATATAGTATTCAGTTCTATGCTCATTGCTTGAGCGTATTCTTGTTTTAATAGTTTAATTTCTCGTTTCGCTTCGTTCAGTTCATTCTCATAATCAAACACATATACAGGTTTATATGTCGATTTCTTCGTTAGTGTAGCGACAATGTTACTATTTGCGTCAGCACTATTTGCGCGAAAATTTACTGTATTTGAAATTGGAACCCCAGTAACATAATGAATCAATGTATTTGATTTATAATCGTATTGGTCTAGTGTTACAATATGTGTTTGTGTGTTTACCGTAGTTGGTCCATCAACCTCAACAAGAGTATCTTCTATCTCGAGTTCATAGTGATGAATTGATGCATATGCTTGGTCTATCGTTGTATAACCATATTTTTTAATAACGTATCGCTCAAACGCATCAGCAGGTAATGGAAATTCAAACTGAGGGTCTTGCAGTCCATTAATAATGCAAATAATCCAATGAAGTGTTGGGTCACCATATTGTTGATATGCAATAATTTCTGGAGTATCCCCATCTTGAAGTTGATACTTGTAGTAGATATATGCATTATTTAAAACTTCTTCTTTAAGTTTAAACCGCGAGAAGATATTCGTAACAGCCTTTGGGCTGTCTTTTTTAAAATCAAAAGAGTATAAGATTTTGGGAAATGCAGAGAAGAATTGCATCAATAACCCTCAGCAATTGCAAGTTTGTCAATAATTGTCGTTTCTTTAAACCCAAGCGTCAATCGCGTTTCTACTGGCGCACCATCATAGTGAGAAGCATAGCCGTTTGGTGCATAGTCGAGACCAATGGTTTCTAGAACGCATTGTTTTGTTTTAAACAAATACTGATTTTGCGCGCCGCGATGATAAAACTCAATTTCGAATCTTGCTGGCGGAATAAAATATCTTCCAGTTGTACCAACAGGAATTTCTGGTGCTGAGAAGTGTTTGAAATTTTGAATGATACCCTTAATTGCATCTGCCTCCGCAGCGTTACGCGGAACTAGTCTAAAATCAAATGTAAACGATCTTAAGCGAGGTGAA